CGTCCTCCGGTGTTGGGTTGTCAGGTATTTTGATGCCCAAGGTGTTCTCTACAACTTCCTTGCCTTTTGCCTGAATAGCAGAGGACAGCAGCCCCAGACCATTTTCAGCCAGTGTGCCTAGCAATGCGCCAAGAATTGGAATCATCAAAAACCCCTATTAGTAATAACGTGAAACGTGATGCTAACCAGTGGAACAACGATAGCTGACGCACCTGAAATCCAAAGTGTGTTCATAATAATCGCTACTTTCACTTCTTTGTCCTTTTGCTTTCTTTCTGCCTCTTCTTTTTCTATCGTATTGCGCTCTTTAATCATCCTGGTGCGCTCTGCCATCATCTCTTCCCAAACCGGAGCATTCCCCGAGTAAAAAAGTATGTCCTTCAATTCCTTCTCATGCTCTCTCAGCGCCTTGGATGCCAGCGCGATCTGGAGTGCCTGTGCGCTGATCTGTGCATCTGTCTTTCCTATGCTCGCAATCCTGGCCTTGCTGCTTGCTAGATGAACCGTGTCTGCCGCTTGATAGAAACTGCTGAATTCTTTATATAGGCCGTGTATATCTTTACCAAGGGCTACTGCTTTTTTATGCCAGCCACCGCACCCTGGGCAATAGCAAACGCGGTGAAAGGATCAATCACTTCTTGTTCACAACCGCCCACCGGCAGATGCGTCCATCTTTGTCAGCAAATTCATTTGCGCCCATCTTCTTGTCCTCATCTTTCTTAGGGATACGACAAACCAAAACCGTCTTTGTATCAGTGTTCGGCCAAGGGTTTTCCGCTGATACAACCTGGTCAATCACTTGTCAGCCTTATTTTCCAACTTGTCAAAAATGCGCTCTAGTGTCGCGTCAATCTTGTCTAGGCGACTTTCAATATCAAGTTTGCTGACGTAGTTTTTGGGCAAGTCAATCTCAATGGCCTTGATGTCTGCTTTCAATGCTTTGACCGAGTCCCATATCTCTTTACACCACCAGCCAACGGCAATCAGGATCGCGCCGCCGATGAAGTTGAACATTGGCTGGAATTCCATTACGCGCCCCAGTTTTGAGTTGTCACGGTTGTTGCCAAGGTAGGCACATCTTGGCAGGCTGTAATAGCAGAAATTAGGCGGGTGCATTCTGCCAGGACAGCGGCGCGGTAGGTCACCGTGTCAGCAGGAATGTCCACGCTGCGCTCTACCTTGCGGATGACCATCCAATCGGTCTGAGCCAGCAATTTGTTGGCGGTGTCTTTGACCTGTGCTGACCAGCGTGTCTTAAGTACATCCAAATCCATAGGATTGTCCACGCCCCAATAAAAGCGGTCATCGTAGGTTGTGGTGGTGTCAGCCACTTCTGTGATGCCGATGGCGTTCTTTTCTTCAATGCTAGTCAAGCGCAGCCAGTTGGCAGGATAGCTTGTTCCATTGACCTCAAAAGGCGTGTCAAGTTGTAGGGGTTGTCCGTTGAGTAAAAACATGAGTTACCTCGCTAGTGAGTACTTGAATGGGTTTTCGGCAAAACAGGCGTAAATGTATGTCCAGCCGCTGAGGTTTGCGTACTCAGAATTACGCTTGGGTTTGAACCCGTTGGACAGGATGTCAATGCCGCTTGAATCTACGCCTTCTGCTGCGCTAGAGTTTGCGTACAGTTCATTCACCGATGCGTTATACGGGCTGCGGCTGGTGTCAAAAATAGTCCACACCGTCGAGCTAGTGGAGTTGCTGGAACATTTAATCAAGATGAACCGTGGACGGAACCCCGTGTACACAAAAGGCCCATCCGTAGAGCCATTGCCCGTGTAGCTGCCAAATGCGCTGTACCCTGCTACTGCGGAAAATACGTATGCGACCAAAGTTCCCGCAGACCTATTAGTGTCTTGCGCTGAACCCACGCTAAAAACCGATGATGTTGGCGTGGTGCTGTTCCACAAATTTATGCCAGTAGCAACCGCCGCCGTGGTGTTCAAATACAGGTATTGCGTGTTTGCCAATGATGAATGGTAAACAGCCCAAGGGTCTCCAGCAGTGCTTCGGCCTTTCACAATAATCATGCTGGGCACAGCGCCCAATCCGTGGCCCACCGTTGCAGCCGCACCTGTACCCGTGTAGGTCACCACGGCAAACCCAGCCGTAGTGTTTACGCTTACTGTGCTGGTGATAGAGCCGCTGGTGTTGGATACGCCTGCGCCGTTGGCTGCCCATTGCCATGCAACGTAGGTAGCTGCGCTGGTGTTCATTTGCGCCAATGCGCCAACAGTAAAGCCCGTGCTGCCAAAAGCAGTCAGGCCAGTTGCCTCTGTTGTCTCAGCAGTCGTTGTATTGCTTTCAAGCTGCTTTGTAGTGCCGCGTACAACGTCATACCAAGCATGGTCGGTAGCGCCGCTTCTGCCTTTTACCCAAACCCAATCAGGCTGAAATGATGTGCCATTGACCGTATTCGCAACCGTCAGAGCCGCGCCCGTACCCGTGTAGGTCGTAGCCGCCATGTACGCCGCACCGTTGGCAATCGTAGGCGTGGACAGGTTGTAGGTGTTCAGCGCAACAAAGCCGCTTGGTGGGGTGTAGGTGAATCCTTGTTGACCGAAATTGGCGTTCCAAGAAGTTGGGCCAGCCGCTGAAAATGCTGGCATAAAAGTACCTGACAACCCCGTAAATGCCGTACCTTGGCTGGTATTGTTGTTGTAGAACGTGAGCGTTCCAGCGTCCATGTCCAAAGCAATGCCAACCACAGTGCCGCTTACAACCGCAGAACCGTAAGATGTTCCAGTGTTGTTATTAAATTTGCTTCCGCTTTCGCCATAACCATAGCCATTGGGTTCGTTGTAACCCACAATTGCTGCGTATCCAGTTGGCTGTGTTTTATGAATTCCCACAACACCGCCATTACCGCCTTCGCTAGTAGCTTCCCAATACCATTTGCCACTTGACACGCCAAATGTAGAACCGCACATTCCCCATCCTGACGCTGAGGCACGATAGAGTTGCAAGTTTCCGTTTCTCGGGCCGGGGCTAATGCCACCACCCGTATAGTCGGTAATCAGTGGGTTCAACACGCAATAGTTATTTGCCGTGGAGCTTGTCAGCGTTGGCACATCCGTCATGGAGTCGTAGGTGGCTCCAGCAGTCACGCTGATGTTGTTTGTTGTCCAGGTGTTGCTGTTGCCGCTAGAGTCAGTACCCAGCGCAGCAGCGGTGCTGTTGCTGCTGAAGTTCAAATAGAACCCGTTTGTGCCGTACGTGCCGCTGTACTTCTTGGGTTGCCACACGCCTGTGATTGCGTCAGTTGCACCAAAGCTAGATGGGGTCAGAGCTTGACCATCAACAAAGTTGACTTCGGTCATGTACCCATCAAAATAATTGGTGGTATTAGCTGCGCCAAGTTGATGGGCAATAGCAGTGTTAAAAATTGCAGCAGCAGTTGTCCCAGTTGCAACCGACACGTTATTTACATAGATTGTTTGGGCAGAACCATTTTGTTGGTAGACAATGTGATACCAAGAAGACGGGTCACGGTACACCGCAGTTGTTGTTGCGGCTGAAGTTCCGTTAAGAGTTAAATTCAATTGGTCTGAACTGTTAAACGTCAAGTACGTAGTTGTACTTGCGCCAAACAATCGGTACGTTCCAGTTAATCCTCCGCGCTTAACCCATGCGCTCCATGTCCAAATAGTGCTGCTTGTTGGCGTTGAAAACGTCCGGTTCAAATAAGCACTCGCGCTGCTACGCAACCGTACAGAACGGGCAATGGTGTACCCGCCGCTAGGACGGGTAAATAATTCGTTTTTAGCAGCAAACATTATGCAAACGCCTGTGCGTAAGTTCCATACCAGTTAGTGCCATCAGCAACAAAGGTCAATATGTCTCTTCCTGTGGTTGCCGTAGTAGTCAATGTTGGTGCTACACCTCCAACAAATTTCACAGATGTAAATGTCGCTGTGCGTGAGCCTGTACCATCTTGCACCAATATCAATATGAATGATTTACCAGCAGTCGCCGTAGGCATCGTAAATGTGCAGTTGCCTGTAAGAGTCACAGTCTGTACCGTACCGTTTGTCAACGATAGCGTTTGCGTTGTAGATGAGTTTCCGATTGCGACAACGCCCTCGGTGTAGTTATTCACTGAGGGGTTGGTCAGTGTCTTATTGGTAAGTGTTTGAGTGTCAGTCTTGGTGACAATACCAGCACCATCAAATGTCGCTGCTCCTGTACCACCCTTTGCAACCTTGAGATATGGCCCTGCATCAAACAGCGCGTCAATTAAATCAAGGTCAGTATTTACCTTGGTTCCCCAGGTGTCGGTGCTTGCGCCAACCTCTGGCTTGGTAAGGAGTAGGTTGGTCGTCGTTGTATCTGCCATGATGTACCTCTATGCGGCCACTTGCCACGTTGTTGCATTATCGGAGATATCTGCCCATGTTTCACTGGTGTCAGATACCGGTGTCCAACTCTCTGACGTATTCGCAATAGGCGTCCACGTCTCTGATGTGTCAGGTATCGCGCTCCATGACTCAGAAGTGTCAGGTATCGCGCCCCACCCAAAACCTATCACTGTCCCAACCGCGCCAGTTGCGCCGTTACCCATTATCTCAACTAAGATGACATTTGCGACAGTGCCAACCGATCCGGTTCCGCTGACTCCGGTCACGTCCTGGAACGATATAACCTCAGCGGATACTGTACCAACCGATCCGGTGGATGCGTTTCCTGTTACCGCTACAGACCTGGTACTGGATACTGTTCCTGGTGAGAATGTTGCGCTATTGCTGGCCGTGTCGATGGCGTCAATCTGAGCGACGCTGCCGACCGACAAGGTGGCCGAAGTACCAGTAGACGCCTTCGCAGTCTCTGCCGCCACAGTCCCGATGGATAGGGTGGATGCGTTGCCGGTGATGGCAACCGAGTACGTTATCCCTACAGTGCCGACATTGCCTGTACCAATCGTCCCATCCTCTTGGATTGACCTATCAGATAGCAGAGTACCAGGGGATAGCGTAGATGCATTCCCGCTGATGCCGATGTTGCTCTTGCCATAGGCTCCATACCCGTATGTACCGGATCCATAAGTGCCTGCAAGTATCGGATACTTACCCGACCCGTAGGCTCCAGAACCGTATGCAGCCACCGCGCTGCTCCTTCAGTTACGCCAGCCGGATCAGGCCGGTGCTGGAGTCGTTGGTGGGCATGGTCAGAGTGAATGTTCCGGCGGTAACTGTCTGCGATCCAAATGTGTGGACGCTCACCGCCTTGTTGCTCTGAGTCGAGTTGTATATCAGGACAGCATCAAACGCTGTGGACAGCGTGACTGCACTGAAAGTAATGGACGCGCTGGGCGTGATAAACGCCGTGGTGCTTGTGGAGGACGGTGCAGTGCCAAAGGTGACCGTTACGCCTCCTGCGGTATAGCCAGTACCGGACACCTCGTTGGTGGCGCTGTACGCGGTTGTGGATGCGTTGACGGTGGCGCTTGCTAGGTACAGCGCAGCCTTGAACGTGTCGGCGGTAGAGACAGTGTGCGCTGGAACTCCGGTCCCGTTGAATGCGTGTACGGCGTTGAGCAAGTCAACCTTGAACGATGTACACATTGCTTGAGTGTTCGCCATATCTTATCCAATCATTTGAGTTATGCCCTCGCTGAACACGTTGCGCTTGAGCGCGACATGAACAGACCGATGCACCATTTCACCACCTAACCAATACTCGGTGAACGAAATTGTCTCGTTGTCATTCTCGTCTGAACCCTCGCGCTTTTCTAGCAGCGAGTCATCCATCTCACCTTTTGTAGTGGTCACTATCATCCGAATGTCCTTGCTCTTGCCATCAACGCGCCGCCCGTCATGGAACCGCGCTCATCAGCCAGGTTGAGTGCCTCTATGCCCCGTTGGTACAGGCCAGCCCATACCTGGATTCTCGCATCATCCTGTAGGTACGGCGCGGCCTGTAGCAGCGAACCATAAAGGTACACATCAGGCGAAAGAGTTAGCAGCCAGTTGGTCGTGTTTGACGTGGACAGCTTGCTGAGTTTCCCGTAGTAAATCAACTCAGAAACGTAGGAGGTGTCAGGCGTCGGCAGGACGCGGATTTGTCCACCAATTACGCAAAAATATTTAGGCTGGCCGCTGGCGCTGTAGCTGACTTGCAGGTCATCCATCGCGTTGATGCTTTGGAATACCAGCGGAGAGATAGGGTTCGTGCCGGTCAGCTTGAACGATTTAGCCTCTAAGTAATCGCTTGGCAGTGCGCTGTACTCGTCGCTAATGGTGGCGTTGGCCCTGACAATCATCTGCCTGGTGCGCAGATCGCGCTCCATCTGGGATTCTGCGAGAGAGACAAAGTCGGTGATGGCAGACGTGAGATCGCTACGGTTGAGCCAATCGGCCACCGAGGCTTTCAGTTCAGCGTAGGTGCTAAGTGCCATGCTCTGCCTTTTCCTTCTCGATGTCCCGCATCATCCAGGTGTGGTCGTGCTTGAATTCAAACGTCCCGATGTGGCCGATCTCTTTGCTCACGTCGTGGTCTATGTAGATTCTAAACCCTGCCGCCTGCGCCTTACGGCAGAAGAAGATGTCCTCTCCGATGTAGCCGCGCTTATCGGTGCGCCAGGGCGTCTCAAACCACGGCTCTGTCAGCTTCTCAAAGACGTTGCGCTTAATCAGCATCACGCCCATGCCGATGCTGCCAACTTCCTCAATGCCGGTTGACTCGGGCATGGTGTAGACCAGTTCGCGCTCTCCATCAGGACCATACTTCTGTGCGGTCGGTCCGGTAGGGATGCGTCGGCGTGCGCAGTTGGTCGCCACAATGTCCAGGTCATGCTTTAGCAGGCGCTCCACCATGTCCTGCGGGAACGTCATGTCTGAGTCAATGAACAGGATATGCGTGCAGCCCTCGCCCATCGCATCCAGCGCCAGGTCTGCACGCTGGTTCTGAATCAGCGTACCCTGCATGATTTTTAAACTCACTGCGTCTGTCGTGTTCAGCGTGTGGTAGCAGACCATATTCACCAAGCAATAGGTGAAGTTGGCGTGAACCATGTCACGGGCTGGGGTGCAGACTGCAATGTAGTTATTCATACTTTTCCAGGTCTCGTTCTAAAAAATCTGTTGTCGGGGTCGTTAAGCCAGCGCTTCATGTACGCCTGGTCGTCTAACTTACCCTCGACCTTGAGTTGGTAGTAGATGGCTTCCGGAATGCTGGCAACGTGATGCCACTCGCCTTTCCAGTTTGCTCGCTCATCTACCTTATTGAAATCTGCCTTGTTTGCTTCAACGACTGCTGTGACATCCTGCTGAGTCTGAATCGTTGCTTGGCCGGTTTCATCATCGAAATGCCAAAAGCGGGTGATACCCGCATCTTTGTTTTCGTCAAATACTTGTTTATTCATGCGTTAAAAAAGGGACCAGGTTGCCCTGATCCCTTCCATTGATTACGACGTAACCAAATCAGCAGCCAAGCCGTGGGCATTTTCTGCCAACACCTTATGCCCGAATTCGATTAACAGCATGGCCTTGGCTGCATCGCCTGTGGTCGCCAAATCGATTTTTTGATAAGGACGCAGCACAGTCATCTTGGCGTACTCGGGATCGAGTACCCATGCATCACGCTCACGTTGAAATCTATTCGCAATACAGGCCACTTGGCCGAAGTCGCTGACGTAAAGATCCACGGCTCCAATTAAAGTTGCAGGTTTTTCACCGCCGTTGATGTTGTAACGGCTGGAGGCGATACCAGAGAAACCGCTGACGCGCTGCTTGTTAACAGGGCCGGTCATCAGAATCTTGGGCGTGCCGCCAGCAGTCCACACTTGTTGAATCACATTCTTGAGAATGGTCTCAGTGAAAGTACGGACGTTACCGTCAGTGCGTGCGCTGTTTGGCAGCGTGGTGTACGACGGGTTAGCGCCGTTAGTCTGCATATCGACGTTGGTCTTGATGAAAGCGCCCAGAGATGCAGTACCGCGTGCAGTGCTGGTGTTACCAGCAGCAGCCACAGCGCCGTTCAGCATGGTGAACTCTTGGTCGCGCTTTAGCTCACTTCCGCGCTTCGCAATTTGGTATGCCAGTTCGCTGCGGCGTCCGGCCTTGTTAACTACCTCTTCAGTATTCGACAAGATGATGGTCTTGCGCGAAATCTGAGCGTAATTTTGTAGGCGAACGGTTGGGGTAACAGCGTCAAAAGAAGAAACATCGTCTCCTTCGATCTGTTTATTTGCCGCAGCTGAAGCCAAAGTATCGGTCATCCACTCAAACAGGGAGTTGCTGATTGACTCACGACCAATGTTTGATTGGTACGGTACATCTTCCGGTGCTATGTTAGTAATAATATTCGAGAGGTCCTCCCGAATACCCTTTGCGTCAAAGGTGGTGAATGTGTTGGTTACGATTGCCATAATGTTCTCACTTCAATAAAAGTTCAATTGCCGATGCCGCATCTTGGACGCGGCCACTTTTTGCAAGACGTTGTTTTGCACGCGTTGACTCGCTTGTCGTGGAGACTCGACCCGCTGCACCTGGCTTGGCTGGTCTTGGGCCATTGTTGGTCACCGGCTTGATGTTGCCCCGCTTGGACATCATCTGCTCGTACAGTGCCGCCTTACGCAGCACGTTCACGACGCGGTGGTCAAAAATGTTCTTCAGTTCATCAGGCTGGAATCCTGCCTTCTGGCCAAATTCAATGAGTAGCGCCTTTTCTGCCTTGGCCTTGGCGGGGTCCTTCCACTCGGGTAGGACTTCCATCAATTTGTCTTGCTCTTGAGCAAGAAATGCCTGCATCGACTGTGCCTGTTCTGCGCGTGAGATTTCTGCAAGACGCTGCTGCTCGCTCTGAATAGCCGCGTACTTGGTCTGGTTCTCTCGCACCAACTCCTTCTGCCTCACCCACTCAATGGGGTCTTCTTGATAAAGACGGTCCCAATCGATCTGAGGCTCTGCTGCCTGCTGAACCTGTTGCTCCAATGCTCCTAACAATTGAGCGTACTGCGCACGCTCGGCGCGGATGGCCTGGCTCTCTTGCTCGACTTGCTTGCGCACCTCGGCAATCTGCTGGGTCTTCCGCGTATAGTCTTGAGTGCGTGAGTAACCTTGTTGGAGTTCGTCAAGCGTTACAGTAACTTCCTTACCGTCTACTTTGACGGTGAAAGTCTGCGGCTCTTCGTTCTCCTCTGATTCCTCATCTTCCTCTGACTGTTCGGTAGGCGTTTCATCGTCCAATGCGTCTGCATCACCGGACAATTCTTCATCCACCGCCGCCTCAGTTTCCTGAGATAACGCCTCGTCGGTTGACTTTTCTCCCTCTTCGGGAAGTATGGCCGTGAGTGCCTGGACTGCTGCGTCCATATTGAGTGATTCTGTCATTTGTTAACCCGTTCCAGCGCACGCTGCGCCACTTTTGCGTTGTCGATGGTCTTTGTCAGTTCACTTTTGAGGTTATCTATTGCCCTCAACATGGACCAGGCCATTTCGCGTCTTGCGGATTCTTCGGGTTTGCTGCTCTTGAAAATCCAGAGTTGTTCGTTTTCAATCTTGCTTAATGCAGTATTGAACGTCTCATCCTCTAAGAGTTCCTGTGCCTTGCGGCCAGAGCGTATTGCTTGTTCTGTCATGCCATTCCAGGTTGGTTGATGGTTGCCTCTCGATTCATGCTGGTGACAGCTTGAATCTCAGCGTTGCTTATTTGAGCGTTGTACTTTAATTCTATTTCATATTTTTTCAGCAGACCCTCTTGCGCCAGTTGGTCGCGCCGGAAGTCATCGTCGCGGATCATCTGCTCGCGCTTGAGTTCCAACTCGGCTGCCTTCTTCTGGATGTCGGCCTCGATGGACTTCGCCTGCACCTCGGCCAGCACCTCCTCGGGTGTCGGCTTGGGAGGTGGAGGCGCTGGCGGCTGGTAGTCGGCGGGGATGTCGTTAAAGAACTGACTGGAGTCCTTGAACCCACTCAATTCCACGATCTTGCGCAGGGTGCTGGCGTACATGGACGGGCTTACCAGCGGGTTTTGAGCGCCGAGTTGCGTCAGCGCCTCCTGCTGCTTGGCGCTAATCATCATCAGAGCCTGGAGGCGCTCGTTGGTGTCGCCGTTGCCCAACCCGATGTTGATGCTCACGTCCATGTTGGCGTTCCAGGCGCGGGGATCGATCTCCACAAACTGGTCGCGCAGGCGAATCATGCGTGGCTTGTCCTGGTGGGTCACCATCAGGAACAGGATGCCCTTAAACAGCTTCTTCATGCCCTCGGCCATCATCCGCGCCGTGAGTTCGATGCGGCCCTGGGAGGCGCTGATGGTGGCGGCCACCGCCGCCTTGGTGCTGGACTGCAATGCGTCAGCGTTCAGACCCATCGCGGCCTTGCTCATGCCGGTGCGGTCTTCCTTGATCTGGTCGATGTAGTCCAACATGGGGAACGCGGCCTGCCCGACAAACGGGCTGGAGAACGGCTCCACCATGCCAGGCGCACGCATACGAATCACGGCCCCCGTCTCGTTGTTCAGCACGTCGTCCATGTTGACCTGACCCTCAACCACCGCAGTGCGGGGGTGGATGGACTGCGCCAAGGAGTCCAGCGTGTTACGCAGAATCTCGGACTTGATCTCTTGGATGTCGTGCGTGATGTCGAATATGGACATCGCCTCGATGGGTGATGTGTGTGGCTCGGGGTCACAGGGAAAGTCCACAAACGGGATGTAGGACGCCGGTAGGTTACGCACAACCTTGTATCCGGAACCCATGCAGCAGATTTTCCGCAACTCGGGGATGCCGTCGCCGTCGTAGTCGATGCGCTCATACGCCTCGATGTACAGGACGCGACGTTGCATGGGGTTAGCGCTGTCGGTCTGGCCTACGGCAGTCGCCAGCGGCTGGCGTGCCAGGTACTCTTCGTTATCGTCTAGGTCGGATGCGGTTACGTTGTCCAGCACCTCGTCCTCGTCGTAGCCCATCGCAATCAGTTCGGCCACAGTCGCCATCTTCCGATGCGCAATGAGGCTGCAGTCATCAAATGACCGCGCACGGCGGTCAATCAGCAACTCCTCTGGGGGCACTGCCATGATCTTGATGCGCCCGTCCTTGGTCACGCGCTTGAGCTGCACGTCGTGCAGCATGGGAGGCGGTGGAGGCGGCATCATCTGACCCGTCATAGGGTCAAGCATTGGCTGCATAGGTGGCGCGTCGGGGTCAGGATATGACACAACAATCTTCACCTCGGCCTGCTCCTGCATCAGCACCTGGAGGGTCTGGTCATCCAGGCCGCTGAAGTCGGTGATCTCCACCTTCTCGGAGTCCTCCCACCAGAACTTAGCAATGCCGCACTTGCGCACCAGCGAGTCCTTGAAGATGGCGTAGGTGGTCATAAACCCGTTGTTGTCACGGTTGAACACGAAATTCGCGTAGTCGGTTGCCTGCTTGGCGTGTTCCACGTCTGCCGGTGTCTCGGGCACGTACTCAACGGTGTTCTCGCTGGAGAAAAACACCCGCATCAGGCTGGGCATCATGGCCGAAACAGTGTCTCGCACCTCCATCGCTACCACTTGGGAGCGCCCGTCTTCCTCGTTTCCAAACGGGTCGCCACGATAGTAGGCCGTCCCCATTGCTCGGATGGGAGATATATCGGAATCAATATAACTGACGGCGTCTGTCAGGTCCTGCCCGATGATCGCCTCCAGTTCGGTGTCATCCATAGGCTCCTGAG